TCACGAGAGTTAGCCCGCGATTTTACATTGTTTGGTCGCGTTATCTGTACTTCAAATAACGACCCGCGTGATGGACCACCGAACCAGTCCATTTGCGTTTTAAATTCGTTTATTCTAAATGCCATTATTTGCCTCTTGCGATTTTTCTAGAATCCGCATATACTTTCGTTGCTGTAGCTCCAACAAACTTCTGTACTGGTAAGAACAATGCGATATCCCATTCAGCAGGATTTACATACGCAGGCTTTGATCTTATATGTGCACTCAGATAATGTTTAATACAAGGCTGAAATTCTTTGAATTTGGTAGCGCTGTTTAAAATACTATATGAAGCAGTTAGCTTAGTTGTTTCGTCAAAGTTCTTGTTATTTAGCACTGTGTATAATTGATCCATTAATTTTGCTCGTAAAATCGGTGGTAAATAATGCATGTTGATACCAAGGAATCCACCTTTAGCCTTATTTATTGGAAATATAAGCGGAAATCTATCGTAATATGGTAAAGTATCTTTATGTTTAGGATCATAAGCAAACAAATACATGTTACCTAACTGGAAACTGCTATCTTGCCGGCGTTCATTGTCGCCTGTTAATTCTTTAATAAGCTTGTCGCCAGACGACCTATTTCTTTGAGTACGACTAACACCTTTAGCTTGATTACGGTACCATTCTCTAGCCGCTTCACTACGTGCCGGTGCGTTTCCAGATCTAATGCCTCTAAGGAGGATGTCGTCAAATATAGCTGCCATTTACTTTATTCCTAATTGATCTTCGGTGTAAATCTGGAAATCCCAGCCACGCGATTTACAAAAAATTGTAGCTGCTTTCCATTTTGCTTCGTTTATTCCCCAAGTTTTAACTTCATTTATGTAAGTTCTTGAGACGCGCCCTTTTGGTGTTTTACTTTTACTTATGTCAGGCGGCTTAGTTTGGTATTTGGGTTTAATTTCAATCATTAATGTTCTTTCACCGCCACCTTTAGCAATTGGTACTCTACTATGTACTATAACATCTGGATAATATCTATGCCGCTTTCCATCTATTGGAGAATAATACGGAACAACTACTTCTTCAGATTGCCACCAAATAACATCTGGGTGCATATCTACATATCTAAAAAACTTAAACTCCCACATAGAACGATAAATAATCTTAGTAGGATCACCTTTATATTTGCTTGGATTTTTAGGTTTAAACCTACCGCTATAAGCCATTCATTCACCTTGTTATAAATAGAAATAATAGATTATTTATATTCAAAAGGGTAGTTGCAATTATGTCAGGAAATAGACCAGAAGAAGCTATAGCGGCCGCCGAATATGCTAGCGCGTCGGACGGGAAAGTAATGAGGTTTCCAGATAAGCCGTTTCCTCATAGTATGCTATTAGTTTTTGAAGCGTATGATTACAAGAAATTATCTACGGAATATGCAAAGAACTTGTCTGGCACACAAGGAGATAGTGGATGGGGCCCAACAAATAGGCAATCCGGCATTGAATTACGCAGTACACAATCTATAGAATTACCTTTCCCAAAACAACTACAAGATGCAACTGGTTTAATTTATAATAATATGAGTCAAGATCCGTTAATAGAAGCATCAGTGCGGAAAATGGCAGATTTTGCCCAAGGCCAAGGTAATGCCGCTATTGGTAATATTTCAGGTATATTGCAAGGAATTGGAGGTAGTGCTGCGGCTAGTTCTGGAATCGGCGGTGGCTTTAATGCTGCCGGCAAGGCAGTAGCCGAGACTGGCGTAACTGATGCTGCTAATGCTGCAATGTATCTATTAAGAAAAACTATTCCGCAGGCTGGTTCAGTAAATCTTGCGCTAGGTCAAACACTTAACCCAAGAGAAACAATAGCATTTGAAGGTGTTCAGCTTAAGTCTCACACATTTAACTGGGATTTGTTTCCTAGTAATGCACAAGATTCTGCAAGAATACAAGATATTATTAATCAAATGAAAAGATCTGTTTTACCCGTAACACGAGATCTAGGCGCTGGTGATTTAGCAATTAAAAAAGCTTTCTTAGAATTTCCAAATATGTGTAAAATATATCTTATAGGTGTAGACGCACAATACTTTATGAAATTTAAACCTGCTATGGTTACTAATATGACTGTTGACTACGGCGCAGGTGGTAACTTAGCAATTATGCAAGGCGGTCGACCAGCTGGCGTTAATATTTCAATAACATTGCAAGAGTTGCAAATTGAAACAGCTAATGACTTTGGTGCAGTATCACCAACACCAATGGAAGGTAGATCTTTTGAAGAAACAAATGTAGACGCAAGCCTCAGTGGCGGCGCAAGTCAATTTTCGAATGGAACACAAAGCGCATGAAGTATTTTGAAAATTTCCCAACAATAGAATATGAAGGCCAACAGGTAAAAGACATCACTCGTAGAAATTCTTTTACATCTTTTGTTACTTCTAATCCTATGCTATATTTGCCTTATACGGTAAAAGAAGGTTATAAGCCTGAAGATGTAGCAAACGCGTATTATGGATCTACTGATTTTACGTGGCTCGTATGCATGTCAAATAATATCATTGATCCTTATCATCAATGGCCAATGTCTGAATCAATTTTTAATGCTTACTTAGTAGAAAAATACGGTGAGGTATCTGGTCGTGTTGGTGACGAAGTTGTCGAATGGACACAAGAAGATAATGGTGACAATATCATCTATTATTATAGAGAGGTTTAATAAATGGCTGTAGATATAATTAAACTAGCGCCAGAATCGTTTCAAACAATTTATCTTCGAAAAGAAGATCGTATTATCTTGCGCACAGAACAAGGTCGTAAAATTATTATCAAACGTATTATTCCTTCTGAGTGGAAAGAATGGAAAGTTTATGATCAAGAACTTGCAGAGAATGAAAATAAAAAAGAAATCTTCTTGGTAGATAGAGGATATTTACCTCTTATCACAAATGAATTCTCTAGAAAAATAAGAACCTAATGGCTGATTTTAACCCAACATCCATCGAAATAATTAAAGCAGAACTTATTTCGTATGACGAGAAAACTAAACGAGATATTTCTTCAAACTATATTTATGGTTTTGAAATTGTTCAGTCTATGGATGCCGTTGCTTACAGCGGGACGCTTAACGTTCTTGATAGCTCAGGTATACTAGAAGGCATGCCTATACGCGGTGAAGAAACTTTAAACTTCTGGATAGAAGGTATGGATTTTAACACAAAGGTTAAAATTTCTGCTATTATCCATAAAGTTACTGATATCACACCGAGTGCAAACTCAAATAGTGTAACTTATACACTGCATTTTGTTTCTAAGCATTCATTTAAAGCTAGTACTAAAAAGGTTCTTACATCTTTTAATAGTACGCCAAGTGTAATGGCTCGAGATATTTTTAAAGAAAACTTTGCTAAATTGGGAATTGGTTCTGTTAACGACAAAGATAGTATAAAGGATAAATTAACTCTTCCTTATCTTTCTACTAGTTATCCTCTTATTAAAGAAGGCGATACTCGTAATGAGCCGGATAGATTTTTTATTGTTCAGCCAGCTACTAATCAAACGCGTGTTATTATTCCTGACTTAAGTCCTACTGAATCAATGTTTTTTGTAGCTGCTCGAGCCTTTAATGCTAAAGCACCATCACAAACATTTAGATTCTTTGAAACATTAGAAAACTTTTATTTTTGTACAGATGAGTATTTTATTAAAAAGGCAAATAATGTTGAAAGCAGAATACTAAACTTATTTTATGCCCCGGCAGTAGATTTAGATGCGAAAAACGTAGCAGCCCAGTTTGATAGAATTGAAGACTTACATATTCTATCTAAAGGTATCGATACATCTGATGATTTATTTTCGGGTGCGTACACAAATGAAGTTGTTGAAATTGATTTTGTTAGAAGAAGATTTGATATTAGTAAGTTTAATTACGATAATGCGGCTTACATCGATATGTCTGGTACGACAAGATCTATAGCTGATAATCCTCATACTGAAAGTTTTAGAAAAGCAACGTTTACTGATGCTAATGCTAGAAGATTTATGGTATTTAAAAATTACACAAGTTTAGGTCAAGCAGATTCTGCGCTTTTGCCAAATCAGCATCTTCCTGAAATTGTTCATAATAGAGTTTCGTATTATCACCACTTAAACAATACTTCTTTAGTGGCAGTTATGAAAGGTAGATTAGATATTAGACCTGGAATGCTCGTAAGTTTAGATATTAAAACTCTTGATTTTGTAAACCCCAACATTGTTCAAAATGCTTCACTGGCCGGCCGATATTTAGTGCAGCAAACTGTGCATGTTATGGACGACCAAGGTACTTTAAACACAACATTAAAACTCGCCAAATTTGACTGGAGTGGCAGTAAACAGATTGCGTCTATTGAGACTGCAGATATACCTAATGGAGACGCGTATGTTTGATCACGGAGTAGGAATTAGAAATCCGTTATTTTTTGTTGGTGTAATAGAAAATAACGTTGACGCAAGATTAGAAGGTCGTGTGCAAGTACGAGCATTTGGTATTCATGGCACATTAGACCAGGTTCCTACTGATATGCTTCCTTGGGCTATTGTTGCTCAGGGCGGATACGATCCAAATGTAGTACCAAAAGTAAATTCTTGGGTTTATGGAATGTTTCTTGATGGGCGTGATGCTCAACAACCAATGATCCTTGGTCTTATTCCAACACAATTTGTAGATCCACTTAATCCTACTAAAACTGGGTGGGGTGTTGTGCCTGATAAAGACGGCGATTTGGTAGCCCAAGGTTCAGCACCAAATGATGCAGGTCAACCGCAGAATTCAAGACTATCGCGCGGCGAATATATCCAAGAAACTCATGTTCTGCAACAAGAAATGGGTCGTGCTGTTGATGTGCCAATTGGTGGAACTGAAGAATCTTGGGATGAACCTGCACCAGCTTATCAGGCACAATACCCGCATAATAGAGTTATTGAAACCGCGGCACACAGTATCGAATTAGATGATACTCCTGGCGCTGAAAGAATTATGATTCATCATAAGTCTGGATCGTTTATTCAAATAGATTCTCGAGGTACCACAACTACGAAATCTGTTTCTGACAAATATGATATTATGGATAGAAAACAACATGTAGTAGTTGGCGGTATGAGTACTGTTACTATTTTAGGTAATAGCTATGTGTATGTTAAAGGTAATAAAGTTGAAGAAATTGAAGGTGATTTAAAAACATTAGTTCATGGCAACCATATGTTATCTGTTGGTGGCCAATCTACACATATCGCAGGTGAACAAGTTCAAATTCGTGCAGGTGATGTTAAAGTTGAAGCTAATGTTGGTACAATGTCTATTAATGCTGCTAAAGAATTACAAGTAGAATCTGGTGATGGCGCTTACTTTAAGTCTGAAAAAGTTTGGATTCAAGCAACAGATACTTTGAATATTTTTGGTGATAAAATTAATATGCAAGGTACTACTGATTTTAATATTAAAGGCGACACTGTATTAAAAGTAGGATCTAATGGATTACTTCACCTTGATGCTGCAACTGTTAATATTGATGATTTTGTAAGTATGGCAAACGGCGGCGCGGTAGCTCCAGGTAATGCTGAAGAGTCAATAAGTGCAGACAAGGTTGAAGCACCAGAGCCAGTTGCTAAATCAACTTCTATTGTATCGCTATATCAGCCAGGTTCTATCGGTAGTTC